AGCTGGGTTTCCTAAGAAAAAAAGAAGGGAAGGATTAGTCTAATGTATAAAATGAAAATGAAAGCAAAAACATCTAAATCAAAACCAAAATCTAAAAAAATTAAACCATCTAATAAAAAGAAAAGTTACTAATGATTATATTTGGACATACTGTTAGAGAATGGAAACGAAGAGCAAAAGAACATAAATGGTTTTTAAGCTCGTTATTAATAGTTTTCATTTTAGGTGGAGTAATTTTTTAATGGTAGCAAAAAAATTTCAAGATCCAGAAGGTGGTTTGAATGATGCCGGTAGAAAAAAGTTTGGTGTTCAAAGACCACAATCATCTGGTACAGATGGGAGAAGGATCTCATTTGCTGCTAGATTTTCTGGAATTGATGGACCATTAGAAAAAAATGGTAAACCTACAAGATTAGCATTAGCTCTAAAAAAATGGGGATTTAAAAACAAAGCAGAGGCTAGAGCTTTTGCAAATAAAAATAAGGATACAGCATAATGAAACTTAATGGGAACCAAGTATTAGATAGATCTAAAAAAGCATTTACTAAAAAAGAATTATGGAGAACTATCTACGAAGATTGCTATCGTTATGCATTACCTCAAAGAAATTTATATGAAGGTTACTACGAAGGAAATGTTCCTGGCCAAAATAAAATGAACATGATCTTTGATAGTACAGCTATTCATTCAGTACAAAGATTTGCAAATAGAATACAATCTGGATTATTCCCTCCATATAAAAAATGGTGCAGACTTGAACCAGGAAATGACATACCAGAAGAAAGAAGAGGAGAAGTACAAACAGCTCTAGATTTATATTTAGACAAAATGTTTTCTGTTTTAAGACAATCAAATTTTGATTTAGCTATTGGAGAGTTTTTATTAGATCTGTCTGTAGGAACTGCTGCAATGTTAATTCAACAAGGTGATGATTTAAATCCAATTAAATTTACTCCGGTTCCTCAATACTTAATTGCATTAGAAGAAGGACCAAGTGGAACTGTAGATAATGTTTATCGTAAATATAAATTAAGAGGGGAAACAATTACAAGAGAATTCCCAGATGCAAAAATTCCAGAAACATTACAAAGGTACATAGATGAAAAACCTCAAGAGATGATAGAACTTATCGAGGCTGTTATTTATGATTTAGATAGAGGTGATTATTGTTACCATATATTACATGATAAATCTAAAGAGGAATTAGTATTTAGAAGAATGGATCAAACACCATGGGTTGTTTCTCGTTATATGAAAATACCTGGAGAAGTTTTTGGTAGAGGCCCATTAGTTACAGCATTACCAGATATTAAAACTTTAAATAAAACTTTAGAATTACTTTTAAAGAATGCTAGTATTGCTTGTGCTGGTGTTTACACAGCAGCAGATGATGGAGTAATCAATCCATCTAACATTCGTATTCAACCAGGATCAATTATTCCAGTTGCTAGAAATGGTGGACCACAAGGTGCATCACTAGCTCCATTACCAAGATCTGGAGATTTCAATGTTTCTCAAATTGTTATTAATGATTTAAGAATGAATATTAAAAAACAATTATTAGATGATACTTTACCACCAGACAATATGTCTGCAAGATCAGCTACAGAAATTGTAGAAAGAATGAAAGAACTTGCTCAGAATATGGGTGCTGCATTTGGTAGACTTATAACTGAGACTATGGTTCCAATCATTCGTAGAACACTCTTCATTATGGATCAGAAAGGAATGATCCAGCTCCCTTTGAAGGTTAATGGGCTAGAGGTTAAAGTTACTCCTGTTAGCCCATTAGCGAAAGCACAAAACTTAGACGAAGTAAATGAGGTTATGCAATTCTTTCAAATTGCTAATGCTCTTGGGCCTGGTGGTGTTGCTGAAGTTAAACCAGATGCTATTGCAGCATTCGTTGGAGATAAATTGGGTATACCTTCACAATTAAGAACTTCACCAGAAGAGAAACAACAAATACAAAAACAAACGATGGAGATGTTAAAGTCTCAATCAATGCAAATAATGGAAGGTGCTGCACAAGCTCCAGGACAAGCTCCTGGTCCAACAGAAACACCTTTACCAGAAGAGGCAGTAGAAGAACAACTTAGATCATGAAACAAGGCTGGGATGGAATAGAATTCTTAGATGTAAAACCTAAGAGTGAAACGAAAGACACAGAATTAGAAACTAACAAAGCATTTGCTAGAACTTTTGAAACTGAAGAAGGAAAGAAAGTTTTAGAGTTTCTGATAAATAAAACATTACAACAACCAACATGGATCCCTGGTGGTGATAATAGTTATGGTTATGCTAGAGAAGGGCAAAACAGTATCATCAGAGAAATTCAACAACGCATAGAGAGGGCTAAACAATGAGCAACGAAAACTTAGAACAAAACCAAGGTGAAGGATTAATAGCTAATACTGCACCACAAGAAGAGCAACAAGCTCCTAATCCAGAGGATACATTTGTTCCTCACTTAGAAGATGACAATAAAGATCAAACAGTAGAAGAGGCTAAAGCTGAACAAAAAACTAAAGTTTTAGAAAAACCAGAATACATAGAAGATAAATTTTGGGATCCTAAGTCTGGTGCTAAGATCGAAGAGTTAAGTCATTCTTATAAAGAATTACAAAAACAATTTTCTATGGGTAAACACAAAGCTCCATCGGAGTATGATTTATCTGCAATGGAAGATGTTGATATTGAGAATGATGTCCTGGCTAAAGAATTTTTAGATTGGGCAAAAGAGAATAAACCTACTCAAGGTGCTTTTGATAAACTTGTAAACACATTTAAAACATTATCTCAACAACAAGAACAAGAAGATAGTATTAACTTAGAGGAAGAGACTAAAGCTCTTGGACCTAATGCAGACCAAATCATTAATGGTATTAAAACTTGGGGACAAGGATTAGTTTCTAAAGGTGTATGGTCTGAGCAAGACTTTGATGAATTTAAAGTATTTGCTGCAACAGCTAATGGTATCAATGCATTAAATAAAATAAGAAAATACTATGGTGAACAAACAATTCCAACTGCACCAACAGATGTAGATGGATCTGTAAGTAAACAAGAACTTTATGAAATGGTAGCAGATCCTAAATATAAATCAGATCCAAACTTTAGAAGAAAAGTTGAAGAACAGTTTTCAAGAGCTTTTCCAGGTAAAGTTAATAATGGAGAAATTTAATTTAGGTACTTGCTAAATTTTTAAAATTACATTATTCTTGTAACCGAAGATAACCAAATTTTTTATGGCCTTCTGGCTGGTGAGCAAAGACACCATTTTTGTCAGCCGGGCTTTACCCCGACAACTGCAAGTTAAGTAAAACTAATGTGTTAACAACAAGGAGATAAAAGTATGGCACAATCAATAACAAATGCTTTTGTAACTTTGTTCGATGCCGAGGTAAAACAAGCATATCAAGGAGAGAGTTCTCTTCTTAATTGCGTAAGGCTAAGACAAGGTGTACAAGGCAACACTTACAAATTCCCTAAATTAGGGAAAGGAAGTGCAACTGCTCGTATCCCTCAGACAGATGTAACACCTCTAAATGTAACTTACTCTCAAGTAACTGCATCTATGAGTGACTACAATGCTGCTGAGTATTCGGACATCTTCCATCAAGCAAAAGTAAACTTTGATGAAAGACAAGAATTGGTACAAGTAGTATCTAAAGCAATCGGTAGAAGAATGGATCAACTTATCATTGATGGGTTAGATGCAGCATCTTCACCTTCAACTGTAGCAAAAACAGTCGTGACTTCTGGATCAGCAACAGCCTCTAACTTAAATGTTGGTAAGCTAATTGCTGCTAAGAAAGCTCTTGACGCAAAGAATGTCCCGTTTGACGACAGACATATCGTTGTTCATGCTAATAACCTATCTGGGTTACTTGGTGATGAGAGAGCAATTTCTGGTGACTTCGCAACTGTGAAGGCTTTGGTTTCTGGTGAGATCAATACTTTCTTAGGTTTCCGTTTCTATATTTTAGGAGACAGAGACGAAGGAGGTCTACCATTATCAACTAATGACAGAACTTGTTATGCGTTCCATAGAGCATCTATTGGTATGGCTGTAAACATGGCACAGAAAACTGAAATTAACTATGTTCCGGAGAAAACTTCGTTCCTAGTTAACTCAATGTTCTCTGCTGGTGCAGTAGCTATTGATGACGAAGGTATCGTTAAAATAACTTGTGATGAAAGCTAATAGAGGAGAATAATTATGGCTTATACTAAAGACAACTTACAACCAATCGGTGGTCAAGCTAAAGCTGGTAATGCTCCTCAAATGTGGAGTTACACAGCACCTACTGCTGATGCGATTGCTGACATTAATACTGAAGGGTACTTCAATAGTGCCTCTGATGTTTTAAAAGTTGGTGATTTAATTCATGTATGGGATAGCTCTGTACCAACTTCTACTTTAGTTACTGTTTTAAGTAACGCAAGTGGAGTTGTTGATGTATCTGATGGAACAGCTCTATCAGTTGCAGACGCAGACTAATAACTAATACTGGGGAGGCCCTTCGGGGCCTCTTCACAAATTAGAGGATTTAAATGGCAAGTGGAGATACAAATGTTTCAATCTGTAACCAAGCATTAGCATTATCTTTATACCCTTGGTCTTTTGCCTTGACAAAAACACAATTAGCTAGATCTTCAACTACACCTATTAATGAATGGGCCTATCAATATGTTATGCCTTCAACTGCAATTTCATCTACACCTTTACAAGTTTATAATTCAAGCTCTACAAGAGTATTACCAATACAAAATTACGAAATTTTATATACATCATCTGGACCAGCTATAGCTACCAATGAGGAAACAATTTATATAGATTATGTTTCAAGTGTTATTACTGAAGGACTAATGCCCTCATACTTTGTTCAGCTACTCGTTTATATGATGGCATGGCATCTAGCAGAACCAGTAACAGATCAAATAACTAAATCTGATTATTGGAGAAAAGTAGCTGTGGGTACAGAAAGCGAAAATGGAAGGGGTGGGTATTTTCGACAAGCAACTAATATTGACGGAAGAGGAAAACCAAATTACGCAATAGTGGATTTCCCATTAACAGATGTTAGAGACTAATGAGCAGAGCTGTAACAATTCAATCAAACTTCA